GTTGTTGTAGATAAACTTGAACACTATAAAAAGTTTCCAAGAATAAATACAGCAGAGAAAAAGTATTATGATTATCCATATGCTAATCTTTGGTTAGAATATTCTGTTAATCGTAAGACCTGCAAGAAACCTGTGATGTGTGTCCCCTATTCTCTTACAAGATATTCTTGTAGAAAATATTTAGAAGAACATATCTTAAAGGAACTTCAAGACAGAAATACACCACATCCATTTGGTGATGATTTATTTAAAGCAACTCATTACCTCATGCCTGTTGTTTGGCAAAGCATAAATGAAGTTATTGTTGGTGCTAAAAAAGTAATGCAGTTTCTACAGCAAGTAAGTCGACTTGTTGCATCAGAAAATTTACCTGTGTCTTGGACTACCCCAAATAATTTACCTGTTCAGATGTGGTCATACGAGACCGAAAGTAAAAGAGTTAAGACAAGGATGGGTGATAGTGTAATTAAATTATCTATTATTAATAACACAGATAGAATTAGTAAACGTGATACAGCACAGGCAGTTGCACCAAATTTTGTGCATAGCCTTGACGCATGTGTAATGCAGTTGGCAGTTACAAAAGCAGAAAAAATCCAAGTCACCCTTCACTGGAAGTGATGGAAATTTTCTTTGGTTTTTAGGTGATAACATTGCATACATTTCATCTGCCCAATTCTTCAGGACATCTTGTTCATATATTTCACAGAATGCTTCACGCACTGCTTTCGCCATTTTAGTATACTCAGGTGCAAGAACTCCAAAGCTGTCATGTATCATACAGAAATTTTCTATTCCCATTTCATGTCCTTTATTAATTGCCAACTGCATCACACACGCATCTAAACTATGGACAAAATTAGGAGCTACAGCTTGGGCGGTATCTCTTTTGGAAATTCTATCGGTATCATGAAGAACAGATAATTTAATTACACTGTCACCCATCTTAGTTTTTACTCTCTTACTTTCAGTTTCAAAACTCCACATTTGAATTGGAAGATTAAGTGGGGTTGTCCAAGACACAGGTAAATTTTCAGATGCCACAAGTCTTGCAACTTTCTGAAGAAACTGCATCACTTCCCTAGCACCAACAATAACTTCATCTATACTTTGCCATACTATAGGCATTAGGTACTGAGATGCTTTAAACAAATCACTTGTAAATGGATGTGGTATATTGCTGTCTTGTAATTCTTTTAACACAAATTCTTCTAAATATTTTCTACAAGAATATCTTGTTAAGGAATAGGATTTACACATCACTGGTTTTTTTACAGTTTTTCTACTGATGAAATACTCATACCAAAGTTGAGCATATGGATAGTCATTATATCTTTTTATTTTATCTTTATGCTTTGTGTCTGGTCTTGGAAAATCTTTGTACTGTTTAAGTTTCTCCATTACTTTAACTGCAACTTCTGCATAGACATCATGGGGTTTATTAGATGGAATTAAGTTTGTAGCTTTTCCCCCAATAGGGTCTCTCAGCATAGCGGAATAATGTTGAAGTCCCGAATTTGAACAATCAGCTTGTATGGGTAATGTTGTTATAAAGTCTGGGTCATAACCTTCTTCGGCAAATGCTTTATATTCCATTGCCCATGCTAAGAAAGTGAATGCTTTACCTGCTCTATCCCACCAAGTATCATTTAATGGGTCAGAAGCAGTAGCAATTATTCGTTCACTATTTTTATGTACCCAATCTATTCGGACTTGTATTGGTTCTTTATCCACTTCACCAAAAAGATTAGCACCATAGATAGCAAATATATCAAAGTTCTCATTCGTTCCCATCTTCTGACCAAACTTAAACTTCATAAGTGCCCTAGCATAATCTGCTGACTGTGGTTCAAACATCGCAGGAACGGGGTAGAGCCTTCCGCGAAAATCACTTTGTATCGGAAAATAAAAACTTCTCTTTAAACGTCTATAAAGTTCAACAATAGTTTTTATTCGTTGAACCTGTAGAAATTTACTTTCTTGTTTAGCCTTTCGATGCCAAACAGTTTTAGCCATCTTTTTCCATTTAATTTTAGCATCTACATTCGTAGCTATATCATGAGGTTTAGGTGGAAATTCTATGGTATCAGGATTAACTGGAAGTTTTCCGAATGGAATATTATGATTTAAACAGTGGGCAAAAACTTGATAAACAGGTTCATTAACAACCCATTCAGTTCTTTGAAGTATATCTACCGCATCATAAAACATTGGCATCTCATGCCCTCTATCTTTGATTTCTTCAAGGTATTTTCTATTGCTTGATTTGATTAAGTTATAATGCATGTTAGTTATTCTCCTTTTTATTTTTAGTTACAATTGATTTAACTTCTGCCACTGTATTTTCTTGATTATATTTTTTGGCATAATAGCCACCTCTAAAAGGTGACCTATTCCAATCAAGCGGTGGCATTATCATTGGCAAGAAATCAGGATACATAGCTTCATTCATAGTGTTGAAGTCCTTAATTTCTCTAAGTAATTTAGGTGTAGAATTCACATAATAGATAGATTTATTCTTACCTTTTCTAACTAGAACTACTCTGATTAATCCTAATTTTTCACAGTAATGAATAAGTTCTGTACCTATATGAAGTTTACTTTCTTTATCCCACTTTTCCCAAACCAATTCTTTGCGGTTCATCCAGTAAATAAAAACATTTTTCTTATATAAATATTTACTTTTCTTTTGGGGTAGACCTATTCCTTTATTAAGTTTTTTAGATAACCTTGTAAAAGTTTCTCTATCCTTATCTTGAAAATAAGTCAGTCTTGCTTCTAGTTCTAAAGCTGTACCTATGGCTATGGATAATCTATTTAAAGTGTGATTTCTGCTTATGCCATTAATAACATTCTTTAAAACAATCAAAGAAACAGCATCCCAGTTACTAGGATTTTTAATATAGACCTGTTCATTAAAAGCTAGTTCACTTAGACACTGACATATTAATCTGAAAGATGTTCTGTGTCTGCCAGAATTTCCCCCTAGCATCTTAACAACATCATCATTTATCAGAACAGATAATTTAGAAATGTACTTTGCTTGGTATTGTAAACCATACAATGTTGTACTTTCTTGTGATTTCTCAACTGCTGCTTCTTGTCTCTTTTTGTATTTTTTAAGACCCTCTCTCAGCATATGAGTATCTTCTAGTTCCAATTCTTCTTGGATTTGAGTGGTGTAATCTTTATCGTTTTTATGCTTACCGCCCACACCTACACGTATAAGTTCCCTTATTTGTTGCTGTAAAAGGTCAGCTTGTTGTTGTTGTATTGTCATCTTTTGTTCCTATTTGTATGCACCTGTGCATAGTCGCATGTCCAAGTTGCTTAAGTTGCTTGGAATTATGCACATGTGTAGATATTGATTTTTGATAGATTGGTAGCGTGTTTGCTACATTATATGCACATGTGAATGTATGAGAAAGATGACACTTTTTCCTAAGTCTATCGTACTGCGAAAAACTTAAGAGCAGTGCCACCTTCCCCCCTTCACTCATGCAACATTCGTCATTAATGCGACCAATGATGTTACAAAGCATTTTGAGAAAAATATCACTAGACTTAAAAAAGTGCAAACTAACTGCACTTGTGTTCCAGTCGAGTGCGTCTTTCATTCCTGCTTTTACTAATGCAACATTCATTTTAATGCAACAAATGATACGACCAGAGTATTCCCCTTTCTGTTGGTGGGCGATTTCGGACTTGAACCGAAAAGGATTGCTCCGCCAGTTCCTAAGACTGGTGCGTTTGCCAATTTCGCCAATCGCCCTATTAATTTCAACAGATATACTCATACGTATATGTATATATTACTTCAACCTATTTTTAGAATTGTGTCCAATCATAGAAGCTTTTTTCTTTTCTTCTTCTTCCATTAATTTTCTACATTCTTGGTTATAGACCTCTAGGACATTAACTGCTTTGCCCATAAGTTTAGCCAGTGCAATTAAAAGGTTATGTGGTGAAGGCGACTGGCGATGAGAAATATCAGTTTAGCGATCAAACTGGTTCAATGCCTTCTTTCTTGGCCTGTGCTCTTAATTGATTCAGTGTAGCGTTTGCACTGATTTGTGATTTAAGCTCCAAACTCACTGGCATAAACTCATAGATCCCGACACGGCCTTTAT